ATAAAAGAGAACCTTGGCGGGGCAGGGAAAAAGAACAAACCTGCCCCGCCTCGGTTCAAAGTTTTTCAGTGAAAGTTAAGGTTTCACCCCTATGACAATCACTCTTATCTTCGCTTCGTCGATCGTTGAGGCGTCCTTGTTTGTGAGGACGAGATATGATGCGGTTGTGATCGGAAGAGCCGCGGCGATACCGGCTGTGAACTTGTATCCGGTTGTGGCGAGAGTTACACCATCAATCAGTTGCGCTCCGGTCGCTCCGTTGGTTGTATAACCGAGATCGACATCAATAACGTCCGTGTCCGCGGTCTCGACCTTTATCTGCGCCGCCAGGATGATTGTCCCGACAGGAAACAAGGTCAGGGACATTGTTTCATTCTGCGCCAGCTGGAGGTCGGTGTCCGTGAAGTCGAGATAGTGGTCGAAGACGAAAAGTTTTCCGCCTGCGAACCCGTCATAGGAAAAACTTGCTGAATTGTCTATTGTTGAAGCCATTTTAAATCTCCTTTGTTATTGATTATTTGGCTTGATTGATTGGATAAAGGGGCTAGTCCCGATGATTTCGCCCCATTATCGGACTATCTTATCCCTTGGCCGCGTAGAGCCATCCAAGAGCTGTCGGCTGGACAACCTTGTATCCATAGACCTGCAAACCCTTGTATCCTGTCCCGAAGGTGGATTCGAGTTTGACGGACTCGTTCTTCACGAGCTGTGTCACGAAGCAGATTGCGTCCTTGTGCCCGAAAACGATGTTCGTGGCTGTTACGCCGGAACCGTCTGCGGCTGTCGAGAGCTGGTTGGATTCGTACACGTTGAACCCGGCAATCGTGGTGACATACTTGTTCTTGAACGCGCGGCTCTTGTCTTCGCCGGAGAACGAGCAGTTCTTGATGTCCGACTTGTCTATGAGTCCTGTCGCCCACGGGGGAAGGACTATCCATCTCTTCATGTCGTCCGGAATCTTGTACTCCGTGAGAACGGTCTTGAGATCCGTCAACTGGTCAGTGATGTTGCCCTTGTTCAGAAGCACCGGGGCTCCGGATGCTCCGAGGTTGAATCCGGATGTCCTGTATCCGGCGGTCGCACCGTAGTTGGACGAGGAACCATCGTTGTAGATGTCGGCGAAAAAGGCGGTCTCGATTGTCTCGGTCATGCCCCTTGCTGAATTTTCAACGAAAGTCTTGTCGAGAACAATGTCGGCCTGTTTTTCGTCGATCGCGTCGACCCTGAACGAATACTTCTTGGCCTTGTCTATCAGGAGGCTGATGGAGTCTGACCTTATGCTTTCATACGTGAAAGTATCGCCCTTGTGGTAGTCGTCGATGGTAATATCGGGGGATGTTCTGATTATGACTTCATCACCCTGATCCATGATATTGCCGGAATAGTCGGTGTTTGTGATAGCGGGAAGAACAGATGTCTCCCAGTAGCGCAAGCGGACTTTCTTGGCATATATTTTAGGAATGTAGTTGCTCGGAGAACCCGAATATTGCTGATACGGAGATGATACTGGAATTGCCATTTTATGGACTCCTTTATTGAAAGAGTCCCGTCCTACACATCTTCAGGACTGCGCTGCTTCTCACGGCAGTTGTTTCAGCCCTGTATTCTTCCTTCTGCGTAAGCGGACTCGATTTGTTTTTCGATCTTGTCCCGCTCCGCCTGTCTGCTGTCGTACACGCCTCTTTCGGCATCCCTGTAGAACTGGTCTATCTGCTTCTGAGTATATATGGGCTTCTTACCCTTGCCCGCTGACTCAGAGGCGGACGATCCGCTCAAATTCGGGATAATGTCGGAAGGCTTGCGCTCCTGCTGGACTGGAGGTGCGGCCATCTTCCGATTACCCAAAAAACTGTTTACAAGCTCGCCTACATACTTGAAATCCCCTTTCCTCATGGCATCTTCGCCCATCTGCCTTCTGGTGTATGGAACACCCTGCGGCTTCTGGTCTAGCCATTCCATGTACTCGGGAGTCGGATTATTGTTCAGTTCCGTCGCCGTGGGACATTTTCTTTCGACATTGCCCCAGAACATCTGCTCCGCCGTGGCGCTTTCGGTGTTTGAAACTTTCGATTCGAGATTTTTAATCTTGTCCTCGAAGCTCTTTATCACCTTCCCGATGATCTTTCTGCTTCCCTTGGCCACACCTTTTAGAAGGTCTTCGCCGTATTCGGTAACAAATTCGGGAGAGTATATCTCCGAAACATTATCATCTTCGCCGTCCTGCGTGCCGGAAACGTCCTTGCCGGTATCGGGTTTCTCAAGAGACTTGAGACGTTCCTCGAATTCCTCGACTTTTCCGGAAAGAGTCCTGTTCTCGTCTTTCAGAACTTTCAATTCCGAAGCCTGCTGCTTATTCAGACCGATGACTGTTTCAGCCCTCTGCCTGTAGTAATCAATAGACTTTTCATCATGTGCCGGTGCATTCTCCGTCGGTGCTTTCTCCGGTTGCGTCTCTTTTGGAGGCTCGCTCACCTTTTCCGCCGGTTCTTTCGGTTCCGTCGGTTCAGAAGGCTGACTCTGCTCGGTTGTTCCGGATGTTTCTTCGGGTTCGGCGGTGATGGACTCGCCATCTGCCTGCTTCCGTTTTTCCATCTCGGCTTCCCATTGCGCCACATCTTCGGCGTCTTTTTCAACGTCTTTAGGAATCATCGTCTTTTTTCATCCTTTATGTTGTTCTTTTTCCTGGCAGTGCCCTATCATGCTTAAAAGCTCTTTGAGCGCTCTGCTCTGTCCCTGCGCCTCCCTGAAGTTTTCTTCGTTGGAAGAAACAAGGACTTCCTTACTATTGTTAAAACAGTCAAGTAGATACTTGTGAAAAACATCCCACCGGTTGTCTCCCCCCAATTTTTTCACCGCCTCCACGGTGGTGTCGTCAGGGCGCATCATATCTGGACTCCGGGCTTGATGTTGGGCTCCCTCACCGGAATTTCGTCCAATGTTCCTCCTGTTGGGGGTCCGGACTGTTGCGACTGCGCCGCCTGAATCTGTGTCCGCATCGCAACCTGCTGCTGTACCTGCTGCATCATCATGTCCTCCACTTCTTTTCTGGAGGGAACGATCTCGTCGATTGGCATTTCTAGCGATTTGGCCATCTCGCGCAGAATATTTATAAATCTTTCGGTTCCGATTATCTGGACTATGGAGGGATCTGCAACCTTGTTGAAGAACTCGTTGAGCCTCATCTGGCGGATTTCCTTTGTCGTTACGGCAAGAGGTCCCTTTACCACAACCTGAAGGTCTCCCTTGACGGATTCGTCTTCGCTGTTTTCCATATTGTAGTAGAAGGTGCGTTCTATTACCGGACCTATGACATCCTGCCCCACCGAGCTTACCATTTTCCTCACACCCTTTATGGCGTTGTTCTGGAGCATCGCAAGACCCGAGGCCGTCTGCCCCGCTCCCTGCACATTGGAGTTGCCATAGAAGAACGCCGGAATATTGGTCACGTCGTCGGCTTCGCTCTTGAACTGGTTATACACCGGAAGGAGCTGGCTCGCATTGCAGTCTATGCTTATAACCTGCACCGCCTGCCGGTTGTTCATGGCCGACATGCCGTTGTACTGTATTATCATCCACGGCTGCAACCTTGTTATCTTCTGCTTTGGAATCATCTGGCTGTTGTCTATTATCAGCATCGGACCAGAGCAGAGGGCTATATTGTTGCAGAGGGATCTTGTAACCGAGTTGCATTGTCTCTGGATGTCCTCCATGCACTCCGGCAGCGATATTCCCCAGAAACTTCCCGGCACTTTCTTGAAACTGGAAGTGGAGTATGGTCTCTCATACGACTCGTCGTCGTTTATTATCGCCTTTATCACATATCTGCCTATCTTTGTGGCGGTGATGGTATACGTCGCCTGAAGGTCGTCAACATCCAGTCCCCATCTTTTAAGTTTCCATCCCGGAACACTGCCGTAGAAAAGTATTCCCTCGAAAATGTCCCCGTCCGATTCGACATGTCCCTCGGTCTTGTTTTCGAGTTCGTTCCTGTTGGAGTCGCCATTGTCCATGAAACTTCCGCCGGTCTTCCCCCCTTGTTCGGAAAGCAGGTAGTCTATGAACTCCTTCTTGTAGGACTCGTCGCCCTTCAGGTTCTCAAGCTCCATCCTGGATATGTATATCCGGTGGCACAGGTATCCGTCGTCCAGCCCCTTCGACTTCGGAGATGGATAGATGTCGAAAGGCGACACGTGCTGGTACGACAGCACCGGCTCCGATGTGGTGATTATCCTGCTTTTTCCGGTATTTTCGTCTTTCCCGTATTTTCTCACCTTCCTGTATTTTCTGAAAGGACCCCACAGAAAAGCATTTGGGAATATGGTGAAATCATGCGCAAATCCCCCGAGAGCCTTGTCCCATCCGCCTTCCGCCAGCTGATCCTCGATCAGAGTCTGCATGTTCTTGGCTATGGATTTCGCCTCCTCGTCTATGGAATCCTTTATCTCCCCCTGGTATTTCTTGCCGAGTTCGTATGCAACCTGTACCATCTGCTGAGGTTCAAGTGCTGAAATCTCGTTCATTCTTCCCGCAAGCTCGCCCATCGCCCTCTCGGTTATGAGCTGTTCTATGTTCTGCGGGATATTGGGCTTGGGTGTGGGCTGTATGCTGAACGGAAGGTCGCCGCCGTTCAGCAGGGAATCACCAATCCATGCCTCCGCCGCGTCGGATTTGGCCATTGTCAGCTTCCGGTACAGGTCCGTACCTCCCGTAGCCCTTATCTGTTCGAGAACGTCATCGTCATACAACCCCATGAACTGTCTCTGGCATTTCTCCAGCCTGTCGCTCACTCCGGAGTTGTTCCTTTCGCGTTTCGCGTCGTCCCATCTGGCGGAAACATGGGCCGAAAGTTCGTCTATGACGGGATCGACACCCGGCTCCTCCACCTTCATTGCCTCCTTGTCGGGCATGATGAATCCGGGATCTTCCGGAACAGAAGGAGAAACGGGGGGGAGGATTGCGTCCCGCCCCCCCGTGGTGAGGGGAATGAAGGGTCTGTTTCTAATATTTGATATTTCGTTTGGGACTGGCATTTCTATTGCTCCGATAAAGTTTTAATGGTTTTTTCAAGCTCGGAAATCTCCCCGTTCATCGTGTAGATTATCCCTTTCGAGTTCCTGACGTTTTCAGTTGAAATCCTTATCTGCTCCTCATGCCCGTACAGGTTCGCAATCTGAGAGGTGCGCTCGTTGTTCAGCGCGTCGAGTCTCTGTCTGAAAAGCATGAGAGGTGTTATTCCCTGCGCCGCTTTCTGTATTGTGTCATCCATATCCGTGTTCCTTTTTTTTAAAAAAAATAATTAAAGAAAAAACAGGGAGGCCGGAAATGCGGCCCCCCTGTGCATTGTCCTATTCTTCCTCCCAGTATTTCACGTAGCAGGCGACATCGTTTATCATTACCCTGATGGAACCCGCAGCGTCTCCCGGCGTATGGGTGTGGGTGTATATCATGTTGCCGGTGCCGTCGGCCATGGACCCGGTGTCGATGAGTATTGCATTCTTGACGAGGTTGTTGGCGGTCGCGTTCCCTCCTGCCACAACAAGCCTCAGAAGCCCGAGCTTGGTGGAGCCGGGGCTCGAACTTGTCCCGTCGCAGTACACTTCGGCCTGAAGTGCGGCGCATGTCCCGCCCACAAGAGTGCTGTTCGGGATATGAAATGTGTTTCTGCTGGCCACCGCCTGTCCCGTTGTGGAACCGGCGGAACTGTAGCTCAGGCTGGTGTGCGCACCGTGGCCGTTGGCGACCGCCGCCTGTATTGTCGTAAAGATTCTTGCGCAGTCAGCGGTACCGTGTGCCGCACCACTCACATAGAGCCTCATATACAACGCCCTCGTGTCGCTAGACGCGCTTGTGTTTGTGGTCTCGCACCTGAATTCCATGAAGTTCACGCTGGCACGACTTGTAGTGGCCTTGTTGCTTGAACTCCCCGCTCCGAGAAGCAGAGCCGCCGAACTAAGTCCGCCGCCCGCCGCCGTCAACTGTGTCTGTCCCAGTCTCACATCTTCGAGATAAGCCATTTTATGACTCCTTTTGTTTCAGCCACGGAATCCCCACTTTAGAGATGCTACGGTATGCTGATCGCCGCCCCGCCCGTGACATGTTGTTTCAAAAGGAATAAAACAGTCAAGTAATTTTAATATTTTTAAATTTTATCCTTGACTTTTAAGTTTTGGCATGTTAAAATAGGAGTGTTTAAAAAAGAACAAGGGGAGAAATGAAACCATCTAAATACCGTGTATTGAAAATGCAACTGTTACACGATGCAGTAAGTTATGGATATGTATTCAGAGGATTGTTAATGCCGATAGACAAACGAAGGAAGAAAAAAGTTTTCTCATTTTCTTTCTCTGATGGAGACACAACACATGCTCTTGCAGAATCGTTCAGAAAAATAGCAGACAATTTAGATAAAAAAATAGGATAGAAGAAATGAATCTAGGAACTTCAGACAAGCCCGTTCCTTTGTCAAAAAAGAATATCCCAGATCTAATGGCTATGGCAAAAAAAGCTATGGACGAACAAAGTATTC